TATAGACTGGAGTACAAAATAGATTGTCTACTTTTAGTGGTAAATTGATTGACATATTATCTTTATCCTTTTAAATTCTGCGTTGTATAATAGCAAAAAGGCGTATATAGTTCAAGTATGCCATTAAAGAAGATACCGCTTAAAGCTGGATTTAATAAACAAGATACCGCAACTGCCGCTGAAGGTCAGTGGATTGATGGGGATTTTGTACGTTTTAGATATGGATATCCTGAAAAAATAGGTGGCTGGAGAGAGATTTTAAATAAAGAATTAGCAGGTGCAGCAAGAGCTCAACATACTTGGACTGATTTAAGTGGAAATAAATATGCAGCCATTGGAACTAATAAATTATTAGTTATTTATTTTGATGGTGCTTTTTATGATATTACTCCACTTGGAACAGCTTTAAGTTCTTGCAGTTATACATCAACAACAGGATCTGCAACCGTTACTATTAATAAAGCAAATCATGGATTAGAAGTTCATGATTATATTAAAGTTAATTCAGCTTCAACTCCAGGAAGTCCTTCAACAAGTTTTACTGCTGCTAATTTTACAACAAACATATTTGAAGTTTTAACTGTTCCAACGACAAGCACTTTTACAATCACCATGCCTGTTAATGAAACAGGAACAGGTGTTACAGCTGGAGGAACTTTATCTATTTCTCCTTATGAAAATGTAGGTCCTTCAGCGCAGACTTCTGGTTTCGGTTGGGGTACTGCTTATTATGGAGGCACTGTTGTGCCTGCTATAACTAATCAATTAAATGGATCACTTAACAATTCAGCTACAACAATCACTGTAGATTCAACAACAGGTTTTACTTCGGCAGGATCTATTAAAATAGACAATGAAATAATTACTTATACTGGAAAAACTTCTACCACATTTACCGGTTGTGTCAGAGGAACAGGTGGAACTTCTGCTGCATCTCATTCGGATAATGCAGTTGTAACAGAATCTACTTATTGGGTAGCTTGGGGACAAGCTAGTTCTTCTTCTGTTGTTACTTTATCTCCAGGAAACTGGTCATTAGATAATTTTGGTGAAATTTTAGTTGCAACAATTAAGAATGGTAAAACATTTTCATGGAACCCTGCAACCGCTAACCCATTAACAGTTAGAGCAACTGCTATTAGTGGCTGCCCGACAGCTTCCATAATGACTATTGTATCTGATCGAGATCGACATTTAATTGCACTTGGAACAGAGACAACTATTGGATCAACTTCAACTCAAGATCCGATGTTTATAAGATTTGCAAATCAAGAGGATTTTAATACCTGGGCTCCAACCGCAACGAATACTGCAGGAACCTTTAGACTGGATACAGGCAACAGGATCGTAGGAGCTGTACAAGGAAAAGATTATATATTTATTTTAACGGATCAAGCAGCTTATGTAATGCAATTTGTAGGTCCTCCTTTTGTATTTTCAATAAGACAGGTTGGAACAAACTGCGGATGTATTGGTCAACATTCAATTGTCTTTGCTCAAGGTACTGTATTTTGGATGGGATTTGGTGGTGGTTTCTTCGCATATGATGGAACTGTTAAACAATTACCATCTTTAGTTGAAGACTTTGTATTTACAACAGGAGGCACTAATTTAGGTATTAATTATGGTGCAGCAGATATTATTTATGCCTCTCATAATAGTTTATTTAATGAAGTTATTTGGTTTTATCCAACTGCAGGAGAACAACAAATTAATAGATCTGTAGTTTATAATTTTCTTGAAAACACTTGGACAACCATGTCTTTAGCTAGAACAACTTATTCAGATGCACAAACATTTGATTTACCCTATGCTACAAAATATTTATTAACCGGTACTCCAACTTTTCCAACTATTAATGGTGTAACTAATACTTCAGGTTCTTCTGAATATTATGAACATGAAACAGGAGTTAATGATGTAAGTGCAACAGGAGTTAAAACAGCAATACTAGCTTATATTGAATCGGGTGATTTTGATTTAGATATTGAAGGAGATGGTCAATATTTAATGAAGATAAATAGGTTTATTCCAGACTTTAAAATCCTTACAGGAAATGCTAAAGTAACTTTATTGTTAAGAGATTATCCGTCTCAAACACAAAATAGTCAGATGTTAGGACCTTATACAGTAACCTCATCTACAACTAAAATAGATACAAGAGCAAGAAATAGATTAATGAGTATTAAAGTTGAAAATGAAGCAACTGATGAAAATTGGAGATATGGATTATTTAGAGTAGATATTCAACAAGACGGAAGAAGATAATGGCAAAAATTACAATTAACATACCTGAACCAAGTGCAGAATACTCTTCTGAAAATCAAAGACAAGTGTTACAAGCACTTGAGACATTAAAATCTCAATTAAATTTTTCTTATCAAAAAGAATTAAAAGATGAATTAGAAACATTTAGCTGGTTTTTATTTAGCGGACCTACGGAGTAAAAATGACAATAACTTATAAAGTACAAGGATATAATTTAACTACAACTAATTTAACAACGGTGTTAACAATTAACACATCAAGTGTTGCAATTATTAAAGAAATATCAGTGGCTAATGATACTAATGGTGCAAAAGACGTTGATTATTTTTTTAGAGATTTTTCTGATTCAGTAGTTTATAAATTTTATCATACTAAAGTTCCAGCAAATTCACATGATAATGCAGTTCATAATGCATTAGTATTGGAAGCAGGAGATTCTCTTAAATTTCAAGCTGATACTGCAAATGCTATCTCTGGACAAATCTCTTACGCTCTGTTAAATAGGTCACAAGAAAACGGTTAAAAAATAAAATGGATAAGAAAGAATATCACATAGATACAGAAACAGTAACTATAATAAAGAATAAGAAAACCGGTAAGGTTTATAAAGACGAGGAAGAACTTAAAGCTGCAAACATTGACCCTAATGATATTAGTCGTGATGTTGTAGTGAAAGTAACTAATAAAGGATTAGAATTGTTTAAGAAATTCATGAATGATAAATGAAACCTAGAGGTGGAACCGAATTACAATTTGAATTTTTAGAAAAATATGTTTCTAAAGAATTATTAGATCAAGTACAAATCTGCACATCTGTTCCTGGTAAAGTTCCCTTGCATCCAACTAAATTAAACATCCTTTGGCAAAAGAATTCTTATGATCAACCAAATCTAGCACCTTGGTTCAAGGACAAATCAAATCATGATAAATACGATTGGTATGTATTCAATTCTCATTGGAACTATGAAAAGTTTAGAATGTATTTTGATATACCAACTCATAAATCTATTGTTATTAAAAATGGAGTTGTACCTATTGTTCCAAGAACAAGACATGTTAAAGGTGAGCCCATTAAATTAATATTTCATCCAACTCCATGGAGAGGATTAAATGTAATATTAGCTGCAATGCAACTAGTTAAGAATCCATTAATTAGTTTAGATGTTTATTCTTCAACTGAAGTTTATGGAGATGCTTTTAAACAAGCTAATGATAATGCCTATAAAGAATTATACGATCAAGCAAAACAACTTTCTAATGTAAATTATATTGGTTATAAACCACATGAATATATAAGAGAGAACTTACATAAATATCACATCTTTGCATTTCCAAGTATCTGGGAAGAAACATTTTGTATATCTGCACTAGAGGCAATGGCCGCAGGACTATATTGTATTACAACTGATTATGGTGCTCTATATGAAACAGGTGCAGAGTTTATTACATACGTTCCGTACGAGAAATCATTTACAAGTTTAGCGCACAAATTTGCTTATGCCATTGAACATGCAGCAGGGACCTTGGATCATCCAGCCATTAGACAACATTTAGATATGCAAATAGATTATACAAACAGATTTTATAATTGGAATAAAATTGGATATGCCTGGACTAAATTTTTAGAAGGAGCATTGAATGCAAGATCCAAGTAAGCCTATATGGTTTAATAAACCTGAAGAAATAAATATTAACTTAAGTAATAAAGATATCAATTTAGGACCAAGTAATATTTCTATCATGGTTTGCACTCCAGTTCATTCTGAAGTATCCATGCATTACACACAAGCTTTATTAGAATTTCAAAAAGTTTGTATGTTAAAAAATATATTGGTTAGTTTTGTTATTTTAAAATCTTCTTTAGTCACACAAGGTAGAAATTTATGTGTAGCTAATTTTTTAAATGCAGATCATAAATATACTCATTTATTATTCATAGATTCAGATATTAATTTTTCACCAGAAAGTATATTTGAAATGATTGATTTAGATAAGGAAGTTATAGCAATACCTTATCCAATGAAAACAATAAGTTGGGAAAAAATAGATAAATTAAGTAAGGAGCTTAAATATAAAAACCCAACAGAACTTTCAACACTTGGATTTACTTATCCAATTAAAGTTGCGGATACTGGTAATATAATTGTTCAAAATAATGTTATAGAAGTCACGCATGCGCCCACGGGATGCATGTTAATTAAAAGACAGGTATTTGATAAAATGATTGAAAAATATCCTCATTTAGAAATATATCAACCTACCATATTAAATGGTGAAGAAACTAAAACTAATAACTTGTATAATTTTTTTGATACTTTCCATGATTTAGAGTCTAAAAAATATTATGGAGAAGACTTTGGATTCTGTCAAAAATGGAGAGATATTGGTGGTAAATGTTATTGTTATATAAACAGATTTATTACTCATGTGGGAGAATATCAATATTCAGGTAGATTTAGAGATGAGTTAAATTACATGACAAAGATTGACGAATTAGATAAAAACAAGTAAAGTCTACTATTTCCAGGACTTTGTGCCTGCCATATTAACTATTAAATTATGACAATATCAAGAGCACAAATGTATAGACAATTATATCAAATGGGTGGAATGGGAATAGAGTCTTTATCTCCTATGCAGCCAGCTATGCAGCCAGCAATGCAATCAGCAATGTATAATCCATTAGAAGAAAACTATTATAGTGGAATGCCTATGATGATGGCGGGTGGTGGAATTGCAAATTTAGTAGATCGTGAAAAATATGGTTTAGGAAGTAAAATTAAAAAATTTGTAAGAAATGTAATACCAAATGAAGTAGC